TCACATTTTTCTGTTTAAAGTTGGGCTAATTTTTACTTTCCTGTCGTATACCAACACCTGTGATTCAGTTTTGTGACCACTGAATTTTTGCTTATCACGGCCACTTCCTTCATAGTCAGAAATGCCTTTCGCCTTCAGATCATGGAACGTGCAGTCTAACGGTCTGCCAATTTTTTCAGCAGCCGCATTCCTAGCCTTTCTCCAGGCTTCATTGAAACCTTTATAGGAATATCGCTCTCCGTACATGGTTTTGATGACAGCGCCATCTTCCCCTGATTTCCTGCAAAGATTGACAGCGGAGTGCAAGCGGTCTGTCCACGCTTTAATCTGCTTAACTCCAGTTTTACCCTGTTGAATGAAAATTCCTTTATCCATTATCTGATTCCAGTCCATTTTCAGAACATCGGAAACCCTCGCTGCACAGAGATAAGCAATTTCCATTGCGGCTTTTACCGGATCAGTAGCACAGTCATAAATTGCTAAATACTCTTCATCCGTAATGTATCGGTCGCGCTGAGGTTTAGGGTATTTATCGACGCCTACGCATGGGTTACCAAACTCAGCAATTGCCCCATCAATCACCTTCACAGCATCAGCCATTGCGTAGCCGAGATTACCGCCGTCGCTTTGTGCTGCTGCTTTGCTGAGTATTTCGCGTATCTGGTGCAGCCGATCGAGTGATACAGGACCGTTCGCCGGGTGGTTGTTAGTTGTCATGGGTTAGTAATCCTTCCGCGCGAGCTCAGCGCATATAAAACCGAAAAGCATTGCGCCTGCATGACCTGCAATTAGCAGCCATGGAGACACATAAACCTTCACGGCCACCATGCTTACTGGAATGACCGTCAAAAAAATAAATGCTATTAGCAGGAGAATCTTCCAGCGTTCTGCCATCTCACTCCCCCTTCACGCCAATGCCAGCGGCGGCACGTTCAACTTCACTTTGTTCCCAAAACCACTTGTGAAGTGCCATCAACTCTTCGTTAATCGGTGCATATTTGCGGTCAAAGTAGGCCTGAGCATCTTTCTCAGATTCGTCAGGCAATTCACTAGGCCCAAACAGGGTGTTATAAATCCATGACAGCCCGTTCTTAGCGTCGCCAGTTGCCTGCCATTCGATAATCGCTGCCTGCATGACCAGGATGTTTTTCCCGATTAACAAGTCCAGTTCTTTGTACCGGTTGCGGATGTATGCATTCTCCAACGCCAGCTCCCTGCACTTGCTCTCGGCGTTAGCGAGCTGTACTGCCATGTCTGCGTTTTGTGATTGCAGTTCTTTGTACTTACAACGGGCTTCGCGAATTTCTAAAACAGCAACCTGAACCGCATAAGCGAAGGTACAGGAGAAAGCGAAAAAGATAGTGGCGATGAAGGTAGACCCGGAGACACCGGAATCCTTCATGCTTAAACCCAAGCGTCGTCGCTGGGTGAATGAGAAATACACGAGATGGGTTAAGGCCCAGCTGTGCGTCTGCTGTAACAAGCAAGCTGACGACCCCCACCACCTGATTGGCCACGGGCAGGGTGGAATGGGTACAAAGGCACACGACCTGTTTGTGATTCCTCTGTGCAGAGAGCATCACGACGAGTTGCATGCTGATCCTGTGGCATTTGAAGCGAAATACGGTGACCAGATGGTCCTGATGTTTCGGGTTATAGATCGTGCGCTGGCAATCGGCGTACTGGCGTAAGTGGAGAACGCTAAATGATTAATCCTTCTGAAGTTGGTAAATCTGGTGAAATGGTTCGTCTTCGTACTCTGGAAAGCATCTGGATACAGGGTAAGTTGCGCATGTGGGGCCGCTGGTCTTATATCGGCGGCGGTAGTGGTGGGAACATGTTTAACCAGCTTCTGGCATCCGGGAAAATCACCAAGACAGCTATCAATGATGCTCTGCGCCGCATGAAGAAATCAGGTATCACCAAGCCTGAACTTGAAGCGTACCTGCGTGAAATCCTCAACAGCAAAAATAAAAGCGGTCTGGCGTTCTGTTCAGACGAAGAAGGGTTGTTAGTTGACGGAGTCATTGCTTCTGTACTGATGAATGATGACTACCGATCGCTCTATAGCGTGATTGTCGACCGCCATCGCCTACGTAAGAGTAAGTTGCAGATGGCCAATGAACTGCAGGCTAAACACCCTGATTGGCCGCTGATCACCTGCCGTCGTCGCATTGACACTTGGCTAAGTCTAGCAGAATCGATCCTGTACGCTCCAGTTTGTGACGCATTCGGCACAAATAGCGACAGATTTAAGTTGCAGAGTGAGCAAGAAAGTGCTTAAATTGTGGTAGGCTCGGGACGTTAAAGCGAACTGAGCAACAGAACAAAAAGAAACCCGCCATCGTGCGGGTTTTTGCGTTTTGAGGGCTGCCAATTGGTGGCCCTTTTTATTTTCCCCTCGTTCTGAGAGGACTCACAGCAATAAGAGGGGGCTTAATGTCCGATCCTGTTTCTGGCACTACGGTCGCGGCTGGTGGCCTGATGGGAGCCAGTGTATTTGGTCTCGCAACCGGTATTGATTATGGCGTGGTATTTGGCGCATTCGCTGGTGCAGTATTTTATGTAGCGACAGCGGCAAATATCACACGAGTACGACTGATTGCTTACTTCATGACGTCATTCATTGTTGGCGTTCTTGCTGCTGGCCTGGTTGGTTCAAAGTTGTCACAAGCTACCGGGTACAGTGACAGACCATTAGACGCGCTTGGTGCTGTTGTAGTGGCGGCGATGACAATCAAAGTGCTCACATTTTTCAACAGTCAGGATTTGGGAAGCCTGTTCAGTATTCTTTCGCGATTCCGTGGAGGAGGGGCCAGCAATGGTAACAAGTGATCCGTCAGCGATGGTGAATGCAGGTATTTGTGCAGTCATCGTCCTGATGTTCTACCAGCGTGAAGGGGCAAGACATCGCCCCGCTATATCATTGCTGGCGTACTTCGTTGTGCTGGTTTATGCCAGCGTTCCATTCCGATATCTGTTTGGCCTCTACCAGGAGTCACACTGGATGGTGGTCATCGTAAACCTTCTTATTTGCGCTGCCGTCTTATGGGCTCGTGGGAACGTAGCGCGTCTCGTTGATACGCTGAGGCATTAATGAACCAATCACAATTTCAACAGGCGGCTGTAATTAGCGCCGGGTTAGCTGCGCGCTGGTTTCAGCCGATTACGGATGCAATGAAAGAGTTCGGCATCACTGAACCAAAAGATAAGGCGATGTTCATTGCTCAGGTAGGACATGAATCGGCGGGATTCTCTGCGCTGGTGGAGAACTTCAACTACACGCCTGCCGCATTACTGACGACGTTTGGACGCCGGGTAACGAACTACCAGGCCTCAATGCTTGGACGTGCCAACGGTAAGCCAGCAAGTCAGGAAGCTATCGCGAACCTGGTATACAGCAACCGCCTGGGTAATAAAGCTGCTGGTGATGGCTGGAAATACCGTGGGCGCGGATTAATTCAGATTACCGGTCTCACCAATTACCGTGATTGCGGCAATGGTCTGAAGCTTGACCTGGTTACTAACCCTGAACTGCTGGAGAAAGACATCAATGCTGCGCGTTCTGCTGCATGGTTCTACGCCTCCAAAGGTTGCCTGAAGTACACCGATGACCTGGTGCGCATCACTCAGATTATCAATGGCGGTCAGAACGGCATTAACGACAGACGCGTGCGTTACGGCAAAGCGAAAGCGGTGATTGCATGAGCATTGTAGAAATCATCATTGGTGTCATTGGTGCTATCTGTGTTGCCGCTGCTGGTGGGTTTGGTCTTGGCCATATTCGCGGAACCAGCAAAGCAGAAGCGAAAGCCGATCAACAACGCACTGAAGAAAACGCAGCGGCGAAGGTTGCAGTGGCAGAACGTCAGGCAGAAGTCACCAGAGAGGCCAGTAATGTACAGCAGAAAGTTAATCATATGCCTGGCGACGACGTTGATCGCGAGCTGCGCACAAACTGGACCCGTAAGGGTTGAGGTAGTCGATACGGCGTGCGACTGGGTTCATCCTATCTATGCAACAGATAATGACTGGGATGTGTTGGATAAGCAGACCAAGCGCGACATCCTGACGCATAACAAAGCGTGGCAGGCAAATTGTCAGAAGGAGAAACTCGAAATCAAGTAGCAAAGCGGTTAGACCGCAGCCGAAAGGCAATGCAGCAGTAATGATGCTGCCCTGAGTCGCCATTGAGCGAGCCTGTATAGCGACGGGTCAAGGTTCTTATATCAAAATAAGCTCCGGTAGAGCAGCGCGAACGCCAGACGCGCACCGGTTATAAGCGGCGATGAAGCGACAGCAACTCAAGGGCATGAGCGTGGCCACTCCGGGAAGTGGTGAGGCATTTAAATGCAGCCTAGATAATTAGAATGGGAATGTTTTATGAAAAACTTATTCAGTACATCAGATGAAATGCTAATGAAACGATCGTCTAATGTTAAAAGACAAGAGCTGCTTGAGATTTGCAACCGATTCGTATGTTTCTCGTTTGTTAAGCCGGGTGCAACCCCGGCATCGGATGCTAATTTAAAGGAGCAATCGGGTCTGTCTTCGAATTCGCAGCGAATTGAATTAATCCAATCATAGTTGCACGAATCTTATCAAACTCTCTGGTTTTAACTACCTCGGTCATAGCTGCTGTAACGTCGACATTTGAAGAGCAAAAGCCTTCTTTTGTCGGAATCGAAATCTGAACGGTCATCCCATTTGCAATTGAACTGCTTAAAACACGTAAAGGCTCTGGATCAAGCAATGTAGTAACTTGACCATCATTTACTGGCTGAAAGCACAGAGCTTTGCCATCGAAGCGAATAAGAACACCACAACGATCAGGCCTCATTTCCGGACCGATACCTAAAACTCTCCATCCGCAGTACCACGTACGACATAGAGATGGGCGATCATTATAAATCGAACATCCGCCCTGTGCTTTAAGATGCTGACATGGCACTCCAGCAAATTTTTTAAGCTCTGGCTCTTCGATTCTCAGGGATTTACAACAAACAGAACATGAACCACATTTTCTATCTTTGATTAGCAATTTTTCCAGACTCATTTCCCATGCCTCCTTTTTGAGGTGTCACTCAACAAAATGAACAAAGATAATTTTGTAATTTGATACTTACTGGCATTGCTGGCGGCTATTGCTGGAGTATAAAGCGCATCTCACGCGCACTTCAAAGAAAGTCTTTCAGCTGTGAGCCTGGGCACGCCGTTAGCCGGAATTGGCGATTTAGCAATGCAGAGGGAGATTAACCATGGCATCCAATTCACCTTGGCATAGCCTCTACAATTCCAAGCGTTGGTACCGACTCCGCTATCACCAGCTTCAGAAGCAACCTCTTTGTGAGTTCCACCTCCGGCGCAATCAGGTGATAGCGGCAACGATCGTTGACCATGTCATCCCGCACAAAGGAGACGATAGGCTCTTTCATGATCCGGATAATCTTCAGTCACTTTGCAAACGTTGCCACGACTCGGTAAAGCAGAGGATGGAGAAGGGCGGAACGGTCACCGAGTTCGATAATGAAGGCCGTGTTATCTGGTAACAGGAGTAGTTGATGCAAGACATGAAGATTGAATACCGTGATGGGAAGTTGATTGAGTTGAGCATTGATAGCGTGAGCTTTAAACATGCCACTGCAGTCTCCTTCAATCATGAGGTCGGTGAGATGCTGCCTACCATTACCCTACCATTACCCTCACATTGCCAATCGGCGTTGGTGATCGTCTGGTGCCCTCTGGCATACCTCACTCAAGCTTACACGTAATTGAGAAATGATATCAATTCTCATATTTATGTTGGTAAGGGAGGGGGAGGGGTAAAACTCTGGTACCAAATTCTTAAAGACCGCGCTCCCAGTTTTATTTTTAAAAACGTCCAGAAAAAAAGGAAAAACGCGATGGCACAGCGAGGCAGAAAGTCTCTGGCTGCGACGTCTGCTGTCTCGCTGCCGGCACTGGCTGAAAGCAGGTTGCAGCCGTCCATTCACCTGAGCGATCCGGAGATTAACGTCTGGGTCCGGCTGGTTAATGACAACCCGGCCAGCTCATTCACCGAAACACACCGGGACATGCTGGAGATGTACTGTCGGCATGTGGTGCAGGCCCGGCTGCTCACCACCCAGATTGAAGAGTTTGAGCTCGAGTGGTTGTCCCGCGAAGACGGGCTGAAGCGCTACGACAGGCTGCTCACGATGCGCGAGCGCGAGGTGCGATCGGCATCTTCTCTTGCGACCCGCCTGCGGATTACCCGCCAGGCTACTGCCGATCCCAAAACTGTTGGCCGGGCCAACAGCAATCTGGCTCGGGAGAAAAAGCCCTGGGAAATTGATTAAGGCTGATTAGCGAATGGCGAAAAAAAAGCTTACAAGGGCTGAGCGCAATATAGCCTGGTGTGAGAAACACATCCTGATCCCTGAAGGGAAGTACGTAGGCCAGCCTCTGAAGATGGCTCCTTTCATGAAGGATGACTTCAGAGCAATATTTGATAATGAGCATGGTACTCGCCGCGCGATTATCAGCAGGGGGCGAAAGAACGCCAAGACGGTAGAGACAGCGATAATCATGCTGCTTTATCTGGTTGGTCCCGAATCAGCGCCTAACTCACAATTGTATTCCGCAGCCCGATCACGCGATCAGGCAGCAATTCTGTTTAACCTTGCTTCGAAAATGTGTCGTATGAATCCGACACTGATGCAATACGTTGCCATAAAAGATTCAGCCAAAGAGATTCACTGCCCTGAACTGGGCTCTTACTATCGCGCGTTGAGCGCTGAGGCCACAACGGCCTACGGTTTCTCGCCGCGATTTGTCGCCCATGATGAGCTGGGCCAGGTGCGCGGGCCGCGTGACCCGCTTTATGAAGCTCTGGAAACCGCGACCGCTGCTCAGGACAACCCTATCTCGGTAATCATCAGCACCCAGGCACCCGATGCGAGCGACCTGCTCAGCCTGCTGATTGATGATGGCCTGACCGGTGCCGATCCGCGAACGGTGGTACGGCTGCAGACCGCGCCGGAAGATATCGATCCTTTCTCTGTCGAAGCCATCAGGCTGGCTAACCCGGCCTTCGATGTGTTCATGAACCAGAAAGAAGTGCTGGATATGGCCGCCAGCGCCAAGCGCCTCCCGTCGCGCCAGGCTGAATTTGAGAACCTTGTACTGAACCGCAGGGTTGAGGCGAAAAGCCCGTTCGTCAGCCAGACCGTCTGGCACATGAACAAAGAAGAGCCTGGCGAACTGGCGGGCGCTACCGTCTGGGGCGGGCTGGACCTTTCCAGCGTGTCGGACCTGACCGCGCTGGTGCTCAACACAACGCAGGGCGATGTGCACTGTAAGTTCTGGCTACCTGAAGAGGGGCTGGCGGACAAGGCGCGTAACGATCGCGTGCCTTATGACATATGGGCGAAGCAGGGCTGGCTGAACACGACGCCGGGCAAAGCCATTGAGTACGCCTTTATTGCACGGGAGCTGCGGCGCGTTTTTGATATCTGTAACGTCCGGGCGCTGGCGTTCGACCGCTACAACATGCGCTTCCTTCGCCCGCATCTCATCGACGCCGGTTTCACTGAGGCGGAGCTCGAGCGGTTCGTGGAATTCGGCCAGGGTTTTGTCTCCATGTCGCCTGCGCTCAGGGAGCTGGAAGCTAAACTGCTCGGCGCGCAACTGAAGCACGGCAACCATCCGATCCTCGAGATGTGCGCCAAAAACGCCACGGTAATCACCGACCCCGCCGGTAACCGCAAGTTTGTGAAAGGCAAATCGAGCGGCCGTATCGACGGCATGGTGGCGCTGGCGATGTCTATCGGCGCACAGACCAGTGATGAGGTGGAGGATCCGGGCGACGTTAACGATTTCATTTACAACTTTTTGAGCGTTTAAAAATGGCAGATACCGATTACAGCATTGACCTGCGAACGCGATCGCCATTCTGGGCGCGCATGGCCTCTATTCTGACCGGTGGCCGCCTGGTTTCACCGGATAATGGCTCGCAGATGGCGGGCACATCAGCTCACGGCACCGTCGGGGAATCGGTGGTGAGCGATGAGCGCAACATGTCGATCAGCACCGTATGGGCCTGCATCCGGCTCATCTCCACCGTAACAGCCTCGTTACCGCTGGATGTTTTTGAAACCATCGATGATCAGCGAAAGAAAGTCGACAACCAGAACCCGCTGGCGAAGCTTCTTCGCTTCCGGCCCAACAACTTCATGACCGCGCTGGAGTTTCGCGAGGCAATGACAATGCAGCTTTGCGCCTACGGCAATGCCTACGCGCATGTGGAGCGAAACAGCGTCGGCGATGTCATCAGCCTGCTTCCGCTGATGAGCGCGAATATGGATGTCCGGCTCGATGGAAAAAATGTCATCTACCGGTACCGGCGCGACAGCGAGTATGTGGACTTTAAGCCGAAAGAAATATTCCACCTGAAAGGCTTCGGCTTTAACGGGCTGGTCGGGTTATCGCCGCTGGCGTTCAGCGCCAAATCTGCAGGCGTGGCTATTGCTATGGAAGATAACCAGCGGGAGTTTTTCGCCAACGGCGCCAAATCACCGCAAATCCTGATGACTGACGGCAAGGTGCTGACCAAAGAGCAGCGCGGACAGCTGGAGGAAAACTTTAAGGAGATTGCCGGCGGCCCGGTGAGAAAACGCCTCTGGATCATTGAGAGCGGGTTCACCACGCAGCCGATAGGCATCTCGCCGCAGGACGCACAGATGCTTGAGGCCCGTAAGTTTCAGGTGGCAGAGCTGGCGCGCTTTTACGGTGTTCCGCCGCACCTGGTTGGTGATGTTGAAAAAACAACTTCATGGGGCAGCGGCATTGAACAGCAGAACCTCGGCTTTCTCCAGTACACCCTGAAGCCCTATCTCGATCGCTGGGAGTACAGCATAGAGCGCTGGCTGGTAAAAGAGTCCGATCAGGGAAGGCTGCACGCCGAGCATAACCTTGATGGCCTGCTTCGTGGTGACTCAGCGAGCCGCGCTACCTTCATGCAAACCATGGTTAATACAGGGATCCGTACCGTTAACGAAGTGCGGCGACTGGATAATCTTCCGCCTTTGCCTGGCGGTGATGTGGCGACGCGCCAGTCGCAGAACGTTCCCATTACCGACCTCGGAACAAACAAAGAGCCCCGCAATGACGGGGCTTAATTTTTATGGGGGCCACGATGCCTGATATTCACAAGACGCTGGCGTTCGACCAGACCGAAATCAAGTTCACCGGCGACGGCAGCAAGGGAACGTTTGAAGGGTATGCCTCGGTTTTCAATAACACCGACGCCGACGGCGACATTATTTTGCCCGGGGCTTTCGCTGGTGTGGTGGCTAACCAGAGCCGCAAGGTGGCGATGTTCTTCAACCACCAGACGCGAGCCATCCCGGTTGGCAAATGGGATGCCATGCACGAAGACGAGAAGGGGCTTTATGTCCGAGGGCAGCTCACACCCAGATTGAGCCTGGCCGAGGATCTGAAGGCCGCCATGCAGCATGGCACGGTTGAAGGCATGTCGGTGGGTTTTTCAGTCGGCCCTGACGATTACACCGTCGGCACGTCCGGCCTCATTTTCAAAAACATTACTTATCTGCGGGAAATCAGTGTCTGCACATTCCCGGCCAACGAACTGGCGGGCGTAACCGCCATGAAGAGCATTTACGGCATTAAAACCATTCGTGACGCG